ACCGCATTCATTACCGCACTCCTGGCGAAGGTCAGTTGGACCTCCATCGTGGGCATCATCTCCGGCATCATCGGAGTGGTGTACGCGATGTTCGCCAAGCAGAAAGCGAAAGCCGTCACCGCCGAAGCCAAACAGAAGGTCACAGAGCTGCAAACTCAAGTGGCCCAGGGCAATGCGGCGGCTGAAGTACGCAGAGCCGAAACACAGAAGAATGCCGCGCAAGCCAAGGCAGAAACTGCCAAGATTCCAGAATCCGACCTGGATAAAGAAGGCGAAGCGATGGGCATAGTGAGGGACTGATGAAGAAGCTTCTGATAGTTCCTCTCTTCCTTCTGTTGGGTGCCTGCGCGTCCACCGTGAAGGAATACCCCGTGGAGACACGGGTGGTGGACACGTCGTGTGATTGGGTTCCTGAAGGCTCATTCAGCCGCAAGGACACCAAAGAAACCAAACAGTGGATGCTGGAGTACGAGAAGGCGCGCAGGGCGAACTGTCCGAAGAAGGAATAACCATGTGCTCCAACAACTTCATCACCAATCCGTTTGGCATCACGGCGAAGGCCGCTGATCCGCTGAACCTCTCACAAGGTCACGGGTTCGATCTTGCCAATCCGGTTGGTGGTTGGAAGTACAAGGTCAGTCCTCTGAACGACCGCATAACCCCCAAGGCCCCTGAGGTGGCCCAACCGCAACCTCAGGCTCCCCAGACAGCCATCACCTACAGGGACACCTCAAGGGTGACCAACCTGTCTGGGCTCCAGATTCCAACGCAAGGATAACCATGATCGGATTTGTTGTTGGCGTGCTTGTGGGCCTCGCGGCTCCCAAGGTTGTCGCCAAAGTGAAAGCTTACGTGGCCGCTAAGAAGGCCGCTGCGGAAGCCAGCAAGTAATTACGACGAGAGGCCCTAGATGGCCGCAGCCGGTGAAAGCCCGGCACCCCCAGCCAACAGTGAATGAAAGTCCAGGCCGCACTGCGTCTCTACGCGGTGGCTCTGCTGCATCCAAAGAACACCACTCACAGAACCTTGGCCCGCCGAGGCGGACAACCCTGTGTGATGCGCGTGTGAGTTCGAGGAAGCCGCTCTCAACGACTTTTTCAACTCATTCACAAAACAAGAAATGGCTGACGCTATCGTATCGCGCCTTGGTCAGATTAACGAATCTGGCGATCCCAAAGCGCTCTTTCTGAAGGTCTTCGCTGGCGAAGTTCTGGTCTCTTTCCGGGAAACCAACGTTGTCCTTCCGTATGTCCGTCAACGGACTATCTCTTCGGGCAAGTCCGCTCAGTTCCCGGTGATCGGCAAGAACGTTGCTTCTTACCACACTCCGGGCCAGCAAATCCTGGGTGGTGAAATCCCGCACAACGAAGTCGTGATCACGATTGATGACCTGCTCATCTCGCCGGTCTTTATCGCGAACATTGACGAAGCGATGAACCACTACGATGTCCGTGGTGAGTATTCCTCGCAGTGCGGTATCGCTCTGGCGAACACCCTGGACCGTCACTTGCTCCAGCTGGGTGTTCTGGCTGCCCGTGCCCCCGCCCGTATCATGGGTGAACCCGGTGGTTCGGTGATCACCGATGCCAACGCTGGCACCGACTCGAATGCTCTGGTTGCGGACATCTTTGCCGCTGCCCAGAAGTTCGATGAAAAGGATGTCCCCGAGAATGACCGCGTGGTCTTCCTGCGCCCGGCTGAATACTACGCCATCGCGCAAAACACCAAGGTCCTGAACAAGGACTGGGGTGGCGCTGGTGTGTACTCGGACGGCAAGGTCCTGCGCATCGCTGGCATGGATGTGGTGAAGACCAACCACCTGCCCAACGGTGTGGTCGCTGACGGCACCGTAGGCGCTGGCACCGGCAACAAGTACGCTGGTGACTTCTCCACGACCGTTGCGCTGGCTATGCAGCGTTCCGCCCTGGGTACTGTCCGCCTGATGGAACTGGCGATGGAATCTGAGTACCAGATTTCCCGTCAGGGCACCCTGATGGTTGCCAAGTACGCCATGGGTCACGGCATCCTGGCCCCGCAAGCGGCTGTCGAAATCAAGACCGCCTAAGGCACCCCCAAGCCCTCATTGAGTCTCACACTCAGTGGGGGCTTTTTTTTCGCATCTCAACGAAACCAACATGGCAAAAATTTCCACTGATCGTGCCATCGGAGGGCAGACCCAGTTTCCGCTCCCTATCCACGACAAGACGGCTACGGCCAAGGTAAACGGCACTGATGCCGCGATTGCCAGTCAGAACGAGCAGAGCGTTACGCTGGCCGTGCCTGCGGCTCAGGATGATGTGGTCGCTATCACGTTCACCCCGATTGACGAATACGGTCAGGGACGGACGGAGGTGTTCACCCCTGCGGATGGCGGCACGGTCTCCCCGACCTCTCTCTGTGGCTACGCGAGGGTCACCCCTGACGCTGACCTCGGCACCCTGACGATCAACTTCCCGCCCAACCCTGGGGTGAACCTAGTGGGCAAGATTCAAGTCTTCACCGTGTTCACTTCGAAGACCATCGCTTCGATTACCTGGAGTGGTGGCACCGTGATTGGTGCGCCTGTGGCCCTGGTGGCCGGTCAGGAAATATCCTTCACGTTCAGCCCCGACACGGGCAAGTGGTACAAGCAGCCTTAAGGAGAATGGATGGCTACCGCTATTACTCCGACCACGGAGCTTGAAGCGGTCAACATTCTTCTGGAAGTAATCGGAGAGTCCCCCATCAACGAGCTGACGAACAGCGCGGTGGTGGATGCGGTCAACGCAAAGGCCGTACTCTCCGAAGTCTCCAGGGCGGTCCAGAAGACTGGCTGGCACTTCAACACCGAAGAGAACTATGTCCTGGTCCCTTCGGTCTTCGAGAAAGAAATCAACGTCCCCGCCAACTGCGTCCAGGTGACCACTACGGGTGAGGACAGGTTCACGGATGTGGCGCTGCGCGGGACTCGTCTCTACGACCGCACCAACCACACCTACAAGTTCAACAAGAGCCTCAAGGTCAACATGGTGATCTTGCTCCCGTTTGAGGAGCTTCCTGAGGCCGCTCGATACTACATCACCATTCGTGCAGCGCGCATCTTCCAGGCCCGTGAGGTTGGCTCCGAGACCCTGGAGCGATTCACACAAGTGGACGAGCTGACCGCCTTAGCGGACCTGAAGAGGGCCGAAGGGGTCACCGGCAAACACAACATGCTCACGGATAGCTGGACGGTATCGCGCATTCTCCGACGATAACGATGACCCTTGTTTCTTCTTCTATTCCCAATCTGGTCAATGGGGTCTCTCAGCAACCATTCACTCTGCGACTGGCCTCGCAAGGCGCGATCCAGGAGAACGGATTAAGCACGGTCTCCAATGGGCTGAAGAAGAGACCGCCGACCCAGCACATAGCGCGCCTGTCTGACCGCATCGAGGGCAGCGCCTACATCCACGAAATCGTTCGGGATGAGAGCGAGCGGTACACGGTGATCATCACCAACGGGGACCTGAAGGTCTACGACCTGGAGGGCAATGAGAAGGTGGTGAACTTCCCGAATGGGAAAAGCTACCTCAACTCCAGTGACCCCTCGACCAGCTTTAGGGCTGTCACGGTGGCGGACTACACGTTCATCGTGAACAAGAATGTGGTGGTCCAACCGTCCTCCGCTGTCGCCCCTGCACGAGCCCCTGAGGCCCTTGTGGTGGTCCAGAACGGCCTCTATTCGAAAACCTACAGCATCATCATTGATGGTGTCGAAAGAGCCCACTACACCACGCCTGATGGCACGGTGGCGGACCAAGCCGCCCAAATCTCCACGGACTACATCGCCACGCAGTTGGCCTCGCAGCTGACCGCAAACGGCATCCAGAATGGCCGTGTGGGCTCCGTTATCCGCATCGTCGGCACCTCGGACTTTACGATCCGGTGCGAGGATGGGTACAGCAACGCGGCCCTCCTGTGCTTCAAAGGGGAGGCCCAACGGTTCAGCCTGCTGCCCTCCAACTGTGGATTCCCAGACTTCACCATTCAGGTTGTCGGTGACTCCGGGACGAATGCGGATAACTACTGGGTCCGCTTCGACATGAGCACGGGTGTGGGTGTGTGGCGCGAAACGGTGAAGCCCTCGGAGCCCCTGGGGTTCTCCGCCGACACGATGCCCAAGACCCTTGTGCGGGAGTCGAATGGCACATTCACCTTCAGGAACGCAGACTGGGCTGGCCGAACCGTAGGCGATGAGGAGTCCAACCCGGACCCCACGTTTGTGGGCAACACCATCCGGGATGTGTTCTTCCATCGCAACCGGCTGGGCTTCCTGTCCGACGAAGCCGCGATCCTGTCTGAATCTGGTGGGTTCTTCAACTTCTACCGAACCACGGTGATCACGCTGCTGGACTCGGACCCCATTGATGTCTCTGCGTCCCACGTCAAGGTCTCCATCCTGAACTTCGCAGTGCCCTTCAACAAGGACCTGTTGCTGTTCTCCGCGCAGACCCAGTTCGCCATGCAAAGCGGTGACCTGCTGACGCCGAAGACGGTCTCCATCAAGCCCACTACGGAATTCGAGTGCAGCACGGTTGCGCCTCCCGTGGGTGTGGGCCGGAACGTCTACTTCGCAGTGCCGAAGGGTGACCATGAGGGTGTGCGTGAGTACTACGTTGCGACCACCACGGACACTGAGGATGCCACCGATGTCACCGGCCATGTGCCGAAGTACATCCCGAAGGGGGTCTATAAGATCGCCCCAGCGCTGAATGAGGACATGCTGTGCCTGCTCACCACCGCTGAGCGCAACGTCATCTACGTCTACAAGTTCTACTGGGACAACAACCAGAAGCTCCTGAGTTCCTGGTCTCGCTGGGTGATGCCAGCTGGGGATGAAATACTCAACGCGGCCTTCATCGAGTCGGAACTGTTCCTGGTGATCAACCGGGCGGACGGCCTCTACCTGGAGAAGCTTAGCATTTCACTGGGTGACATCGGGGAGGGTGAACCCTTCACTGTCCACCTGGACCGCAAGCAATACATCCATGGTTCAGAGCTGACGCTGGACGGCAACAAGACCCGGTTCTCGCTGGGCTGGAATCCGACTGATGGGGACTATGCGGCTGTTGTCGCTGTAGGCCAGCCCAAGAAGGCGGGCATCCTGGACCCGGTGATGGTGGATGATGTTGGCCCGTACATCATGGGCGACTTCACCGGCTGCGACCTGATCGTTGGGCGGAAGTACCTATTCCACTATCGCTTCTCCCCGGTGTTGATCCGAACGCAATCGGGGCAGGGGCAGAAGGCGGATACGGTTGGACGCCTCCAGGTTGGAAGGATGCAGGTGAACTACGATGAGACCGGCTACTTCCAGGCTAAGGTGACCCCCCATGGCCGCAATACGTACACCTACACGTACACCGGAAAGACCCTTGGGGTGGACTCCGCCAACCTCGGTGCCATCGGCATTGAGAGCGGATCGTTCAGCTTCAAGGTGAACTCTCGCAACACCACGGTGGACATCGACCTTGTGTCTGATTCCCCGTTGCCGTGTGCATTCACCAGTGCTGACTGGGAGGGACAATATGTCCGCAGAAGCCAAGCGGTCTAAGCCGTATGTGCGCCCAGCAACCCGCGATGACATCCTGGACCTTGCTCCCCGCTTGCGTGAGGAGGATGTCCAGGAGTGCTATCATTCGCTGGGCCTGGAGCCGCGCGAAGGGCTCCTGGTAAGTTTCCACCTAGGGGAAACCTTCGCTGTCGTTTGGGGTGACGAGATAGTGGCCGTGTTCGGTCACTACGGTTACCCAGGAATGGTGGGGGTGCCATGGATTATGGCATCACCCACACACACGAAGATTAGCAAGAGCTTCCTTAGT